AGTAACTTCTCCATTACTTATTACAACATTACCAAATGCTTGAGTTGTTGTACCAATACCAACAGTGCTTGCAACACTTACTGTTGCAGTCGAATAACCTGCACCACCATCCGATATTGTTATAGAGGTTATAGTTCCCAATCCAGATACATTAGCACTAGCAAATGCAGGAAGTTTTGTATCTTGATTAATAAAGTTAATTTTATTCTGGAAAGCAACTGTTTGATCATTCTCATTAGCAGGGTTAAAGAATGGTTGTACATTACTCATGTATATTGATGAAGAACCAATACCAACAGATTTGGTAATGTGAGCAACTGGATTGATTACTGCTTCATACAATTCCCTATCTTTACCAATTTCAATTTCATTAATAATCCTATCTTCAGTCTGTCTACACCATTTAACTGGTCTTTCTAGAGTTTCATCAGAAACATTTCCTGGTCCGTTATAAGTTGGAGTAGTAACTTTATCGGTAGAGTCAACTCGAAGAACTGCTCTAGCATTTTCTTCCCAATAATAAGGATGTCCTTTATCAGGATTAGGACTGATTGTGAGTTTATCACCCTTCTTAACAGTTTCAATAATTTCTACGAAAACAACATCAGTATCACCAGTTCCCTTATAGAACAGTATCTTACATGTATCGTCAGGTTTAGGTGCTTCGGTGAAGGTAATTAAACTACCACCAGGAAATTCATATCCTTCACCTGGAACTTGAAGTACGTCATTAACAAACACAAGAAGAACATCTTGAACATTAATTCTCGATCCTCTCTTGGCAAGAATTGATGTTAAAGTACCTGCAAGAGTAATGTTAAATGCTTTCTTCGATCCATCAAAATTCTTTTGAGGACTATCTAATAATTGTAGTTCACCAAGAGTCCAACCAGTAAATTCGTCAGCAAATACTTTTTGAACTGTAAGTAAGAATTCATTATCATTATAAGCAGAAGTTGTTGGTATACCTGCAAGTCCCCCAATAGGAACTGTTAGTTTTTCATTAACACCATAACCATATCCTTTACTCTCAATAGAGAAATCAATTACACTTGATCCTTGACCAACAACAATATCTACGAATGAATTAGATCCAACTCCAGAAACTGAAGATGAAGAGTAGAATAGTGGTATGTCTTGATATGGACGTGGTTCATCAAATATAAGATTAGTTACTTTATCAACTGTTCCACCTCTTGCATAATTATGTTCTCTAGTTGATATACCACTCTTAATTTCAAATGATGTTGGACTTACAATTCGAAGAATTGGTTCTCCAGTAAATGCTCTATCAGTTTTTCTAGGTGCTATGAGTGATGGTTGAGCAATTCCACCTGACTTATAGAATGTTGGTACAGTTGCTATACCTACATTAACTACAAATTGAGTAGAACTTAATACCTCAAGAACCTTGTTTCCATTGTATGTTGGGTCTGTTGTTCTTGGATATATGTGTTCAGATGCTCCATTATCCAATCCACAAGTAAATGCAATACCTGTTAGAAGAACAGTGCTTGATTTAGTTCCAAGAGTTGTTAAACCATGACCAACAGCAGTGGTAACAGTCATAATTCCACTTGCTGAACTATATGCTGCACCAGTAATATTCACTCCAGGTGCATAGTCGCAAGTAAAGGCAATACCAGATACAAATACTTCATCACCATATAACAATCCATGAGGAGTTGATGTAGTAACTGTTGTTAAACCAGATGCTGCTTGATATTCAACATTTGATATTCCTCTTTGGGAATAGAATCTTGCTTCAGTATTTGTTATACTAACATTAGTAGATATATTACCAGTTCCAGTCATGATGGTTGCAAATCCAACATGATATTCAGGAATTCTTTCACCAATTATAATTGCATTAGGATGTGCATACTGGAATGTATGAATACCTGTATTTGTAGAAGGAACTTGATCTAGGATCTGTACTTCAAATGATTTTGCACTAACATTAGTAGCTTGTATCCATCTACCACTTATTGGGTCAGATTCTCTTGGATATAATTTAGTTCCACCAGAGGCATAGTTACAATTGAATGCAAGAGTCTTATCTCTAATCTTAATATAGTCAAGTTCGCTTAAACCATGTTCAGCAACTGTTGTTACTGTTACAATACCTGATACTGGGTTGTATGCAGCAGTTGATACTCCAATATACTCACCATCTTGAAGATCATTAATCTCTGCTCTAATATTAACATAACCAACTGTTGCAGTTGTTATTGCAACTTTAACTGAAGTATCAACAGGTATAATATGAGGAGAGGTGCCAGCTGAACCAATACGTACAAATGTTCCACCTACAGAAACAATATCAACAGGAATTGTAAATGTTCCTAATCCTATTCTACAATTATCTCCATTATTCAATACACCAAGTAACCCAAAGACACTATTTTGATTCTTAAGATAAATTACTGTTGATCCAACACCCACTGGAGATGCTATTTCAGTTAGAATATCAGATTCTATTGCTGCTCTATAACCAGATCCACTATTAGCAACACCAATCGTAGATATTGATCCTTGACTTCCAGCAGAACCAACAACAACACTTGCAGGAATTGTTAATACAGTTCCTCCAGCAGCTACGAGTGGTTGATATCCACCTCCCTCTGTAGAACCAACTGAAAGAATAACACCACCAAGAGGAATACCTGCAGTGTTAACATCATTTCCAATAGATGCAGCAACTCCCGTAAATCTAACTGAACTAATACCACCAGATTCTTCTATTACATAATCATTACTTGCACCAGGACCTTGGAATACATCATTAACTAAAAGTACAGCATTTTCAGTAGATATTCCAGTAACATCTTCTCCACTATCATAAAGTCTAAATGATTTCTCAATACCGTTGAATTTATTTGAAACAGTATCAAAAACGAAGTTTCTATAGTAAGTTTCATTTGCTTCATCTTCTACACCAGAACGCATAAATGTTCTTCCGTGGAAACTTGAACTGGTTGATATACCACTCCAATCTCTTTCATCAGGTGCATTGGTAGTTGAACCAATTGGAACATTACCAAATGGTGCTTCAGCGAATGTCAAACTATTATTGATGATATTATAATTTCCAACGACTTTCGTTACTAGATCACCAGTAGCAGCAGCTCCAATCTTGGTTCCTAACCACCCTCTACGAACTCTAATCTGATTAGTTTCACCAATACCAATACCTTCAATCTTCATTATCTCATTATTAATTTGAATCAATTCTGATCCATAGTATGAGGTAATTCCACTAAGTTTCAGATGATCATCAATTGAAGTTACTTGGTCAGCAAGAACTGTAGTTATTGCTGTTGCAACAACAGGAGATTGAACCACATTATCAATCGTTATTATTGCTTTAGCATTTTGATTAGTAGCAGCAAATCTATGACTTGTACCAATACCAACACTTGTAAGGTCTAGTGAAATAGGAACTCTTCTTAATGCATTTTGAGCACTACTTGCAAGTTTAATCTTATCCTCATTAATTTTAATAACAAATACATCTTCAGGTAATAATGTTGTATTACCTATACCAGCAAAAGAACTTTGTGCAATACCAATAGCAGATGTAATACCACCAACATGATGATACTTAATTGCCTCACCAGTTACGAAGAAATGGTTTGGAAGATTGATTGTATCAGCAGAAAGATTAACAACAGTAGTATCATTACCAGTAAAGTATTTCTCGAATATTGGATTTAATTCATGTGTTAAACCAAATTCCCTCTTAATAGCATTTTCGGTTCCCTCATATTGAGCAAAACCAGTTCTGATCATACCATTAGTAAAGTCAATGTTATCATTAGTATCATCAACAAATGCCATTGCATTCATGAATGCAGTTACACTAACAGCAATTCCTGCTCTTGGTTTAAAGTATAAGGTCTTATCAGTTCCATTCATCTTGGTTCCAAATGTACCTAGACCAGTTTTAGACTCAACATTACCATACTCAACCATATATGTTTGACCTGCACCATCTTTATCAGCATCATCATCACACATCAAGAGTTCGGACATTACATATCTCTTATTCGTCGAGTCTGTAACTTGAAGAACAAAATATGCAGCATCAAAAGAAGAACTATATTGGCCAATAGTTGTAATACCTGGACTACCAGAAGATGCAATATTTGTAGTTCTTGCTTCTAAAAGAGCATGTTTTAAAGATGCTGTTCCAATACCTTGTGCATGGTTGCTATGTATTCCTACCTGAATTGTATTAATTGTTACTCCAATACCATTATTCTTGGGTATGAAGTCAACCTTCATATTTGTGCCATCAAGACGAGCATAATATGTTCCAAATCCTGGACCAGCAGTGATTGGTATCCAACTAGTTAATTCACCATAATCAACACCATATACATCACTATTGTCATGAACAAGGTTAAGTTCGTTGAATTGGTGCTCATTATTTGCATCCGTCAATGATACTAAAAGTTTCATTGATCTGTATGTGTGTGCAACAGAAACTAATGTTGTAGTAATACCTGTACCACCACTAGAATCGTAAGTAGAGCAACTACTTGTATCAATATCAACAACACCACCTAGATTAGTTGTACCTATACCCAGAATATTATCATCTAATGTGTAAGCAATAAATCCAATATCAAAATCATTTACAGTATAATCAAAGGGGAAGAATTGTAATTGACCATCTAAACCAGCGATTGAGAAATCAAATCTTCCAAGAGGTTGTTTAGTATCAATACCACCATATTGGTTCATATATGCATATTGACCATCATGAGTAAGAGTGACAACCATCAACTCTCTTTCTGAAACAAATCTTCTATCTCTATAGAACATGAAATATTTCATTGCCCTATGATCTGCAGCAGGGAAGGTATCAATAATAGAGAAAGCAGTTGGTCGTGGATTACTATTGAATAGTCCACTCATATCATCTATTAACAGAACTCTATTTCCTGCAGACTCAAAATAATCAGTCAATATTCTACTAGAGAATATTATTTCATCGGAAGAAATACCACCACCAAGGTTTAGAACATTTTCTCTTACATTATCAAAATCATGAACACAATTTAAATCTCCAAACCCAACTAATTCGTTAGTAACTTCAATAGCATTAGATGATACACCAACTGTCATTCCACTTGGACCAGAATCATCAGAAGCAGGAGTAACTAACTGATAATCACCAAATTTCTTGAATCCAGCAGTATGATTAGTAGAACCTACTGCATCATCCCATGTATCATAATCAACTTCAGACCTTAAAGCATATGAGAAGTTTTGATAATAAAGACTATCTTGAACTCTTTGAATTCCTTCATTCAAGAAACCTGATACAGTTGTGGATCCTTTAACAACTCTTGTTATTGGACTTAACTCAAAAGAAGAATTGTATGTTGTTATAGAAGAAGCAATACCTTCAGTATTTGATGATAATCCTTTTATTCTTTCATTAACAACAAAATTGTCAGTTGTAGAAACTTTTAAAACTCCATTTTGCCTATCCCAATATTCAACAGAACCTGAACTAGTATCTGATTCTACTGTTTCACCAATTGCATAATCATTGAACTTTAATTTTGAAGTATAAATTGGGAATGCTTTTTCTGCAATTATTCTACCACCAGAGTTTTGATCATCATAGAATCCAATAACCTCACCTTCCTCATAATCACCATCAAGACTGTATGATACAGTAGCACCAACTCCACCAATATTTGGATCTGTTGATGTTATAGTGAATAGTTTGTAATTGTATGCAGATGAATTAAATCCTTTACCTGTTGATCCAACACCAACACTTACACCTTCAATTAATACTTTATCTCCAACAACGAATGGGAATGTATTTGCTGTACTAAATCCAACATCTAATGTTACCGTTGCATACTTGGTAATTGTATTAAATCCAACAGTACTAATTCCCACACCGTTAGTATTTGCAGTAGGAACTAATCTTGGAGGTATATTATTCATTCCATAGGTATTCTTCAATATTTTTACTGAAGTATCACCTAATGAGTATTTGAGATCTACATCATTAATTACAGTCTTATCTTTTCCATCCAATACTACAATATGTGGAGCAGCTGAATAACCTCTACCTTGAGAAGAAATTCCGATAGATTCAAAAGAAGCAAATGATTGAATATCTATCAGATTGGGTAGAGAAACTGATGGTCTAACCGTTTTGTCTATAGAAAGATCAAAACCAATTTTATTAATTTTATTTGTTTTAATCTTACCAATAGATGTACTAGATGGTTCTAAAATTGCATCTTTACCAACACCAGTAGTAACAGTAGTAATTCCTGGAAGGTTGTAGTAATTTTTACCACCATCCTTTATTTCAATCTGTGCAATCGGTCCAGTAGTATGAGTGCAATCAGTTTCATATGTTATGAATGCATTATCTGTAGATAGATAAGAAGTTTTCTCTGGAATTCTGTTTACACTGTATGAGAATTGAGTATTTCCTGTTCCAGAAGAAACTCTATATGTTCCATTATATAAACTTGTTTTAGTTGCAAATTGATTGTTATAATCAACTTCATCATCAATGTTTATTTCTGATTTTATAGTTGGTAAATTACTTACCTCAACAGGATCTAACTTATAATATAAAAGTTTTGGACTATCTTCATTAACTGTCAAAGTAACTTTTGCTGTCCCATCAACACCAATAGTTCCAGTTCTTTGAACATTAAAATTCTTCTCAAGAGCATTTTTATCATACTGATAGCAGAATCCACTATCTTTATAAAAATTCAATTGGAATGCTGGATATGAAGTTCCTTGTACTTCATAACCTAATGATCCATCAGCAAGTGTAAACGTTACTGTAGCGTCTCTGTAGACCTCTAGGGGAGGGTTAATTGGTTTAATAGTACCACCAATCCCTGTAGTACCTATTCCAACAATTTCTGGAATTCCTTGAGTAGAATTATAATAAGTATCTGATAACTTAATAGTATCTTTATCAACCTTAACTGCATAGTAAACCTTATTATCAACTAGTCCTGCAGCAGGTCCACCTGAAGTATGAATAATTTTTTGACCAGTCTCAAGATTATGATCCTTAACTGTGATTGAATCTGTTGTTGTAGTTACATCACCACCAGTAAATTCTCTTGGATTTACGATAAGTTTTCTATGATAGTCATCATAATTGAAAACAAACGATGTAGATGCTCCAGCATTTACAGAAACATCTACATGATGCCCAACATGTAATCCATGAGTAGATATTCCAGTATCAACAGTTACAAGATTTCTAACAATCTCACCTGTTATTGGAGTATAGTTTGTTTTAATACTATGACTGTTACCAGCACCAATAGTTCTGAAGAATACTGGAGTTTGGTTTCTACCACCAAATGATCCAGTTTCAAGACCAATGTAAATTCCAGTCGTACCTAATCCAACTCGAACAGTTGCTAAACCAACTAAAGTATCACTAAATCTTGCAACAAAGAATTCTTGCCCATCAGTTGCTTTCTTAACTCCTGAAGTTGATGCTAAACTTACATTATGTCCCGATTCAGAATAATGAATTCCCTGACCACCAGTGCCTGGAGAATATGTTACTTTATCTCCTGTTGCTAAATTATGATTTGGAAGATAAAGTGCTTGAGTTGGAATATAAATTGAAGATATTCCAAGATTGGTTGATGTGATTCCAGTAAAGAATATAGTAGTTCCAATACCAACACCAGCAGTAGATCCAAGTCCAACAGCTTGTTCTGGATTAAAGTAATATTGCGTGTTTACTTTGGACTGATAATCTGTCTTAAACCCAGAGTCTATCTTTATTTGTCTCTGATTAACTGTCATAACTGCACCTGCAGTATGAGCAGCACTTATACCATTTGTTCCTCTTATAACTCTAAGTGCAGAAGCATTCTTAAGAACCTCTATCACTCTTACTTCTTCAGTTCCAATACCAACAATATCATTTTCTCTAATCTGATCAAAACCAAGATCTCTACCAACAACATTAAAATGAGTTACTATTCCACTTGCTCCTGCGGTTCCTATACCACCACCACCAGTGGTTCCTACTCCAGCAAACACATATGTAGTGGTTGTAACACCAGCAACGTAAGCACCTTCAAGACCAGTAGTTGATGTTGATAATCCAGTAATTGATACTATATCAAGATTATTGTAATTATGAGGATTGGTTGTGTAAAGTGTATACTTATTTTTTCCTGTTGGATATATCTCAACATTAGTAATAGAACTAGTAGCAACACTTATAGAGTCAACAGATACTCCTTTTACTTTTGATACTCTTGCTGCAACACCAAAACCACCAGTCCCGTCATTATCAAATACTAATTCGTCATTTACTCTATATCCAGTACCAGCAGTAATTATACCAACCTCTTCAATTTTACCAGCAGTAACTCCTTTAACATCTACTGTCTGTTCTAAATTGTTTGGTAATGTTAGATACTTATATTTTATTTTACCTTCAATTAGATTGTAGGGTTTAGTATTTCTAAAATATTCAGTTTTGTTTAAATCAAATTCATCTTGATTAGACTCTTTACTAAAGTTAAATTCATCAGGTCTACCATAAAATGTATTTCCAACAAAATATGGGAATACTGGTTCAAAGTATCCAGTAAATGGAGCAGTTTGTGCTACTATTGAATCAATTGTTGCAAAATAAGCATAAGTTCCATTTGGGTATTCTGGAGTTACACAAAATCTTCCATTATTTTGGTCTAATATAGTATCTTCATTTTTTGGTTTATAAGTAAAGTCTTCAACGAAAAATTCTGGTGGGAATATCGCAACAGAAGGTCTATTAGTTTTCTTAACTGCTTCTTCTACATAACCACTTTTTAACTTACTTACTAAACCACCTTCTTTAGTAATATATCCATATGGACCATAAATTGGATATCCATCATATGCCCAACCAATAATAGGAGAGTGCCTTTCTGATATTTGCTCTTGACCTTGTTGTCTAGTTAAATCTTTTTGCCCCCACACAGTATTTCCATCTTGATCAACAGAATATACATTTTGTCTGAATTTTCTTGGAACATATAAATGTGCATATTGTAATCCAAATCCTCTATTAGTTCCTCTTTCTACAAATCCATCATCTTCTTCTACAAAAGCTTCCAGTTTCTTAACAAGGTTAACTGTCCATGTTTGAAGTTGTGGATCAAATTCAGCACCTCTTCCAGTGAACACTACTATTCCAGAAGTATTTTGTTGAGTATACCCAGAACCAGATTCAATCACTTTTACTGAATTTAATAAACC